TTACTTATTATCCTTCTTAACTCTTTCATATTCCATTTGTGTGACTGTATCCACTGTGTGCTGGCCTTTATCGTCTAGTGATCTATAAATAGTAAGATGTTCTTTTTCATGGGGAGTAAGGATAAATTCAAGAGATTCTTCTTTTGTTGGTATTAAAGATACTTCACCATCAATCGAAGCAAGTAATGCATCGAATTCGATACCGGTACCGTTCGCAAGTTTTTTGACCGCTTGAATAGATGGAGTAATGTCTTTTTTTCTTCCAGAAGGTTTAAAATTGTTTTCTAACATTGAAATGTACCCTTTGCTTAGACTACATTTAGAAGCAAGTTCAGCAGTAGTTAAATTGTTTTCTATTCTATATTGTTTAATAATTTCTCCGAGTCTCATTTAATATTCTCCTATATATTTATACTATTCTACATTTAATATATTAAACAAATTGAACCGTTTTAGCAAGAAAAAAGTTTAATATTTTAAACAAAACTATTGAATTGCGGTGTTTAATATGTTAAACTCCAAGTGTACAAAAGAAAGGTGGTGATTGAGATGGGATTCAAAATTAAGGAATTGCGAGAAAAAGAAAATTTATCTCAGGCTGAATTAGCTCAAAAATCAGGGGTTTCACAAAATTTAATTGCCCGTTTAGAGAGTGGAGCTTTAACGAATACCACTACAGATACTCTTTTTAAAATATCCAAAGCATTAAATGTGAAAGTCGAGCAAATTTTTTTTACAGATAATGTTTAACATGTTAAACATTTATTAATAGTATTACCAATAACTACCACAGAAAGGATAAAAAGTATGGCTACCACAAAAACTAAAGCTAAAGAAAAAGAACTTGAATTGTCTCCATTCGCAAATAATGGACATGCTACAGAGTACACAAGAATGATGCATCGTTATGCAGATCTTGATAAAAGAGAGAAGGCGTTGCGCAGAAAGCAGCGTTTCGCAAACTGGATGTTGTTTGCAAGCATTGTATTAGTGATTGGATGTGTGATTGGTACTGCATTTGTATGTACAACAATCCGCTCTATTGGAATCTAGAAAGGAGTCTATATGAAGAATATCAGAACTGTATCTCGTCAGGAATATGATGCGGAAGTTGAGGATAAGATCCAGAAGCTTACAAAATATGCATATATCACGCAGGGAGACTTGGCAGAGATTATTGGATGTTGCAGTGCAACTGTGAAAACCGAGTTGAACAAGTTGGGCGTTGAATCCAATTGTTTCGGATGGCCAACAATCAAGGTAATTAATGTTCTTGGCTTGCAGCCTTATTTGGACAACCTGATCAAGCTGCGTAAGTCATGCAGGGCATAAAAAAAGACCACTTCAAAGGAAAGTGGCCAATCAAAAAATAACAACTAAATTATAAATTATTTTCTCGGGTTCTGCAACCTGGGTATCACCACAAATTGACGTGATCCGCACTCGCTTTCTACATAATGTATTTTTTGCTCTAGCACGTCAAAAAAATTAATGGATTGTTTCTGTAACTTGTTCTCCTTTAAAACAATGTTTACGCGGATTGTGGTATCTAGGTTGCAGAGTTCGAGATCTAGTAAGGAGAAAAATAAGATGGAAACATTACACGTTGATAGAGATAAAGATGATGTTATCGAAGAAAGTAAAAAAATTGATGAGATACATGAGGGAATTAAGCAGTTCCAGAAGGAGCGTCAGAATGCAAAAACAAATAAAGAAAAAAATGAATTCATGAAAAGATTCAATGAATTTATAGGTAGTTATGGTCCTGCTTTTGAATTGAAAGTGTTCATTACAGTGGATGGGCCAATTATTGCTAGTGAAGCAAAAGCAGGCGCTACTTTTTTTAAATTTTTCGAGGATATGGATTCAGATGAAATTACCGAATGCTTATTGGAATGTACAAAAGCCTTTGGAAGGGAATTCCAAAAGTATCTAAAGGAGTATAAAGAAAAAGACAGTGCGGAAAATAGGCACTGTATCCATTAGATTCACACCTAAGGGGGGTGATGGAATGGAAAATCGTGGAGGCTACATTAAGCTATTTCGGCAGATTGTCGACTGGGAATGGTATGACGACATTCCCACTTGTCGGCTATTTATACACTTGCTATTAAAAGTAAATCATGCCGATCGTAACTGGCAAGGCAAAAAAATAGAAAGGGGTTCGTGCATTACAAGTTTTGCGAGTTTAAGCACTGAAACAAAATTGAGCGTCGAACAAATAAAAAGAGCTCTAAAAAATCTACAAAAAACAGGTGAGATTAAAAAAATCTCAACAAACCAAAACACGCTCATAATCGTTACAAAATACGATGATTATCAGTGTTTTACTAACATAGACAACAAGCAAACAACAAACGAACAACACGAGGACAACATGCAGAAAACAAACGAGCAACAAACGGACAACAAACGGACAACAACAAACAATAATGTAAAGAATATAAAGAATGATAAGAATAATAATAATTTATATTGTTCTTCTGACGAAGAACTAGAAATGAATCAAATTATTAGAACCATTGTTGAAATTCTGAATATTGAAACGGAGAAAGAATTTTCTCCTGATGCTAAATTAACTAGAAAGTTGATTCAGGATAAATTGAACGCTGGATATAGTTTAGCGGATTTCAAATGCGTCATTGAAAAGAAATGTGATGCATGGAAGTCTGATCCAGTCATGAAATCTTATTTGAAGCCAAGCATTTTGTTTGGAAATAAGTTTGATGAATATCTAAATGAGTGAGGTGTCGTGAATGAATATTGTTAAAGCAATCAAATTAGCTAAAAAGAGGAAAATGGGATTTGTAAGAAAAAATAGTCGTGATCACAAAAAAGGCGCTTATTTATATCCAACAAACATAACAATTTACAAAATCGCAGTTTATCTTCCAGAACGGAATGAATATTTAAGATTTTGGAATCCAATGACAGACGATCTCATGGCTAAGGATTGGATTCTGGTTAAACCTAAAAAGGTATTTAGTAAAGCATATAGTTCTGATGAGTTAAAAGAAATGGGACTATGTGAAATCGTATCAGGAAAGGAAAAATAAAATGAAATTTAATATAGAAACAAAGACATTGCTAAATGCAGTGAACAATGTGTCAAAGGTAATTGATAAACTATCACCTTTACCTGCATTAGAAAATTTAAAGATTTGTGTAGAAGAAAAGTCAATCGTGATTACTGGATCTAATGGAACTGCTTCAATGCAGCAGAGATTGGAAATGGAAACAGGTGTTGAAGAAAGTGGCCAGTGTTTAGTGGATGCTAAATACTTTAGTGAAATCATTCGAAAAGTATCTGGTCAATCAATTGATGTTGATTGCACGGATAATTTAATGCATATCAAGTGTAGTAAAGCTAGATTCAAGCTTACTTGCACAGATGTATCTGAGTATCCAGGGATTGATTTAGAGACACCTGTAAATAGACTGAACTGTCCAATAGAAACGCTGCGTATTGCTTTTGAAAAAGCTCTTGTATGTGTTGCAAGCAATGGAAAAGAAGCTCAGCGACGTCCAGTATTAACAGGAGTAAATTTAAGTGTGGACGATGGCCAGGTTACAATCGTTGGTTCTGATTCGTATCGAATGAATCGATATGCATTTATTGATATGGATTGCAAGGATACCAGTATTACAATCCCTAGACAGGCTTGTGTGGAATTTTTGAAAACATTCAATGATGAAGTTTCTGTTTTCTATGATGAGAAAAAAATTCAATTTAAAACAAACGATATGATGTACCAGTCACAACTTTTAAACGGAACATACCCAGATGTTTCTAGAATCATTCCAAAATCTTGTTTGTATCACGTTGAGATGGATAAGAATGAATTGTTAGAAGCTATCAAGCGTTGTGATTTTGTGAAATCTGATGGGAAACAAATTGTACATTTGTCGTTTGGTACAGAAGAATCTCATGTGGATTCAAAATCTGAAATGATTGGAGAAACGTATGAAGAGCTTGAAACAGTTGAATTGATGTCGGATCCAATCGAATTCAACTTGAATGGAAAGTATTTAAGAGATGCACTTGATGTCATTAATTCTGAAAAAGTACAGATTACGACTCCAGGAATCGGAAAGCCATTGATTGTTCGTGGTTCGTGCGATGTTTTAAAGTTGATGAGTGTGCTTGTGCCTGTAAAGACATACTAGGAGGTTTGTATGTCTAAGTTTGAAGAGGAATATAAGGCAATCAAGCAGAATCAAGGCTTGAAAATAATCTGCGAATATTTGATGTCACGTAATGACATGGTTTCGAAGTTGGATAATCCTAAGAAGTCTATCGACGGAATGTGGAATTACATTGTTTCTGAAGCTAAAAAGAAGGCAGTGAAAAACTGTGCAATTATCAGTGATGAAGAAGTGTTTGGCTTGGCCGTTCATTACTACGATGAAGAAGGCGTTGGTGATGAAGAACAGCCTTCACGTTTGAATCTTGAATCTGCAAAGGCAATTGTTAAAAAGAGCGTCGAGAAAAAGAAAAAGCCTAAGAAAGAAGAATCGGAATGGACACAGGAAAGTCTATTTTAGAGAGATTGCAGACAAGGAAGCTCACATGGCCAAAAGGCATTGAAGAGTTTATTTTTTCAAAAATGGATTTATGGCTCGCAAAAGAGGCTTATAGCCGAACTTATTTTGTCGAAACGTTGGAAATGTATTACGGAAAGCTGTTAAAACGAATATTTGGATTTCAATTGTTCAAGAATCCGAATCATACAGTAGAACTGAAAATCCAGGAAGTAGCTCGATACATAGAAGGCGAAAAGAAGTTTCTGGTTGGCAATCTGTATTGCGGAATGTTTGGTAAAAGAGTTGATTTCGATTATCCTTTGAAGTTTTGGATCAGTGACAGTAAATTGAATTTTTATCCGTTGAGGATGTACTCAATTGAAGACTGGATCAAGTTATTGAACATTCCGTATTGCCAGTATCAGTCTGAATTGAATCAATCAGGATTAGATTTTTTTGATTATGCATGCGCATATCGAAAAGAACCTAAAATCGAATATTTAGTGAAGGCAGATTTGAGTCAGTTCATTTCAAGCCTTCGGGTTCTTGATCTAAGCCAAAAGAGCTTGGATAAGATATTTAAAGTTGATCGTAAGTTTGTTCCGCTTCTTCCACAGATGGATTACACACATTTGATGTTATGCAGGAAATATTCATGGGCAAACGAAAAAGAGTTATTGAAAATCAGAAAGTTGAACTTCAAGCATATACGTAAGTATATGTGTCCACGAGTATTGGAGTATGCATCGAAGATAGATGATTGGAACATAAATATTTATGAAGATTATTTGAAGTTCGCGGAAACGATTGGAGCGGACATGAAGTCTTATAAAGTTCTAACACCATTGAATTTAGTAGAAGCACATAGTGCAGCCTATAAAGCTATGCGTGCTACAGAAGATGCCAGGTTTGAACAGGGGATTTTTGAGAATTACGAAAAACATGTTGAGTTGAGTTATTCAAATGGAAAGTATTTGATTCGCCCTGTTAAAACGAATGCTGAATTGAAGAAGGAATCTGAAGTATTGAATCATTGCGTAAGAACGTATGCGACAGATGTATCAAAAGGACATACGGAAATCATGTTTGTTCGTTTAAGTGATAAGCCGGATGTTCCTTTGTATACGTTGGAACTCAAACATAAGGTTATTCGACAATTTAGAGCAAATCATAATGCAGTCCCTCCAGATGATGCATTTAGCTTTGTCAGGGAATGGGCGGATAAATTTAAGATAAATAAGGAGTTGATATCGTGATTTTAAGAGATTTAAAGAATACAACATTTAGACCCGTGGAAATCAGTGTTGTGAAAGACTATCAGGAAATTATGTTTTCAGTGAATGGAATTCATAGATTTCCATGTTTAAGCAAAGCCAAGAATTACTTTGGCAAAAGACAAATTGTTGAGATTGTAGACGATGAGTCTTCAAGAACTACCAGGATATTTCTTCAAGGCTAAGTAATGAATAAAGAGTTTCTAGTTAGCAAAGTTGATGACTTCATCGCATTCGAAACGGAAAATGAAAAGTCTAAGAATTCATTGGTTCATTATCGACAGGTTGTTGAACTGTTTGTAAATTCTTTTGAGGTCGATGATATCTGCAAGCTTGATGTTATCGACTTTAAAAAGAATTTAGAAGAAGAGTATGCTCCGGCCACAGTAAAGAACTATATCACTATCGCAAATAGGTTCATAAAATATTGTGAATTAGTCGAAAAGAATTTGGATCCAGACGAATTGTTGCGTACTCATCATTCTAAAATGACATTGAAAAATATCAAGATTCAACAAGCTGCATCATTGGATGATGTGATTGAACCATCTGATTTTAAGAGAATGTGCAGAATGGCCAAACAATGTAATCGAATGGATATTTATCTGATCATGAAGATATTCGCTTACACGGGTATACGTGTGAGTGAGTTAAGTTATTTCACGGTTGAAAATGTAAAGGCAAATTACATTACAGTCAAAAACAAAGGTAAGATCCGTGATGTGATTTTGAGAAATGACTTAAAGCGTGAGATATTGAAGTATTGCAGAACGGAAAAGATAAAGTCAGGAAAAATCTTTTTTTTAACCTATAAGCAGATTTACTACCAGTTAAAGAAGATTGCAGGAAAGTGTAGAGGCATAAGCCTGGATAAAATCCATCCTCATGCGTTCAGACATATGTTTGCGATTAACTATTTGGATGCTGGAGGACAGGTAACGGATCTTATGGATATTCTTGGCCATAATTCTATACAGACAACGTCTTTGTATACTAGAACGACAAACAAAGCTAAGAAGAACATGTTGGAAAGCATGAAATATAAATAGGAGGACAAAGCAATGTCTAAAAATGACAGTAATAAAGATAAATATTGGGAACATGACGAAATAGAAAATAATTATAAACTCCATTTTATAAGATTTTATGAAGATGAAATTATCGCAACTGTATTTGAAGATGAAGAGTTTTCTCAATTCTATGCGGATTATGAACTTGAAAATGTACCAAAAGTTGAATGTGAGCCTTATGTTTTAGATGCAGAAACGATCGAAGAGGCTAAATTGGAAGCAGAAGAAAAAATTCTTGAGCTTGTACAAGAGCAAGTCGAATATTTGCAAAGTTGGATTCATAAGTTTAAATCTACTGACGCAGATGAGAATCGTGAAAGATTAGAAAGGGATATTAATCATGTGGATTAGAAATCAAGACCGAACTGCTTTATTGGATTGCGACAATTTTGAAGTTGAAAGTTACAGTGATGCACCACATGAAGTGGTTACGTTACATAGTAGAACGAATATTACTATGGGTTTAGGTGTATATTCCAGCAAAGAAAAAGCTTTGAATGTTTTGGATGAAATTCAAAGCGTCATTGAGGATAAGCAGTTTAGAACGATTGATAATGTTGGGTGCGGTGACTACGTATTACATAACGGTGTTCAAATTTACGAAATGCCACAAAATGAGGATGTTGAAATATGACAAAGGAGAATGAAAATGCCTAAACGTTGGGAGTATAACGAGAAATACAATAGTTATAGTCTATATTGTTATGCATTCCCTGGAACATGGAAGCCGGAAGAAAGAAGACCAATCGCAGTACTAAACGTGGAGAAAGGGCGTGTTAAAGAACGATATACTTATAGCTGCTATGTTGTATTGAGGCCTGGTTCTTTGATGCCACTAAAAGCTAAATCAATTGATGAAGCAAAGTCAAAAATCGAAAAAGCAATTATTGAATATCTCGAATATAAGCTCGATGAGCATCTTGTTGAGATTCGAGTTTTAAATAAAGAAATTGAGGAGCTTAAAAGAGAAGAAAATGAAGTGTGTAAAATGTGATTTCGAATGTTGTAATTCAAATGAAAATGGAACTGAATATTATTGTGCGGTATTTGGCGATAATGTCCCAGAAGAGCTTGAAACAAATGTAGGATGTAATTTAAAATACAACGAAGCTAAAAAGCTCTGTGAACTTGATGATAAGCGTATAGCCATGCATTACGAAAGTATGTCTTTGTTATATGAATTTGGCGAGAGGCCACGAACAAAAGAGCAACAAGCTAAGATGGATAAAGTTAACGAAGAGTATAGTTTAGCATCAAAAAATTATCACAATTATTTTGATCTCGTTGTAAGCAGGAGAAGAAAAGATGAATAGAGGCAATGAAATGTGCACAAAAATAAAACTATTAAGCTTAACTGATGGATATGAGCATAAATTGGTAAGCAGCACAGGAAAGCTTAAAAAAGAATATATTGGGCAGATTGGTAAAGTAATCCATATGTGCGTTATAAGTAAAGGTAACTATGTAAAACCTACACTTTACGATGTCCAGTTCGATGATGGAGCTATATTTTGTCTAGATGAGGATCAAATAAGATTTGTGGCACTTGGTGCTCTAGAACCTGAACCATCAATATCGCTTAAAGAATCAATGCGTGAATTAAATCGAAGGTTTACAGATGTTGAATCAGTGTTTTCTTCACTAAGTTATCTAATAGAAAATGGATTGTATTACGGACAAAATAAGCATTAAAAAACACAAAAAGTTTTTAATTCAAAAAAACGTGCAGAGAGCCTTTATTCTAGGGCTCTCAGTGCAGAATTGATTTTGGAAAATAATTTAAGGTTATTTGACAAAGAAAAAAGGAGGAGAAAGAGTGATAAACAGAGTTATTTTAGTTGGTAGATTGACTAAGAATCCTGAGATTAGGAAAACACCAAATGGAGCAAGCATCTGTAAATTCACATTGGCAGTGAGTAGAAAAGTGAAAGCTCAAGGACAACCGGATGCAGATTTTATTAGTTGTGTTGCCTGGAACAAAACAGCAGACTTGATGTACCAGTATCTGAAGAAAGGCTCATTGATTGGAATTGATGGAAGACTGCAGACAGGAAAATTCACAAACAACAATGGCGAAACAATCTACACGTGTGATGTGATGGTTGAAAGCTTGCAGTTCTTGGATAAGAAAGAAGAAACACAAAATAATGATGTTAACCAGGAAAGAGAAATGTCATACAGTGAAGGAGGTTATCCACAATGGTAAAAGAAAAAGACACAGTCAATCATCCAGAACATTATGAGAGTGGATCATATGAATGCATCGATGAAATGGTTGCAGTATTTGGAATGTCAGTAGTCGCAAATTTTTGCTTGTGCAATGTTTGGAAATACAGATATAGAGCATTGAATAAAAATGGGAAAGAGGACATGGAAAAATCTGATTGGTATATGTGTAAATACATGGAGTTAAAAAAAGCGATGAGTGCAGCATATGAAGATTAATTGGAGATTAGTATTTATTATTCTGTTTGGGGTTTTATACATATGGATGTTTACGGCCATTGTAGGCGGAGCTGTATGGATTATCTCAAGTATTGTTAAATTTGTTTGTTTATTATTTTCGTTGTATTAAGGGGAAAAGAATGGAAAAAGTTGTATTGCATAATCAAACTGCAGAGAATGCATTTGATTGTTTAACTGAATTAATTAAGATCATGACATATGATGTTGAAAATGGTGGAATGCGTGAAGCAGGATTAAAACAGCTTGAATATATCAGACAAGAATATTCGAAATTGGAAAGAGAAAACTGTGGCTTAAATCAAACAGTCTTCAATTTGAGAAAGCGTGTAGAAAGTAAATATTCGTCTGGAACACAATGGACACGTTGCTCGGGTATTGAAAAGGTTTCGCATGATTGAGGTTTCAAAAACAGTTGCACAATTTATTGGTGATTTTAAATCATTGGACTATTGTTGCCATAGAATTATTGAATTGAATGAAGAGTTGGAAGAGTTGAATCATAAAATGTTAGGCTTATCACATTCAGTTGAAGAACTGTCTAAAGAACAAATGAAATCCAGTTTGCCAATGCCGACATATCAAAGAACATTTACATCTAAGCTTGCATTGTTAGAAACGATTGAAGAGCGTGAGCGTGAAATTGCTTATTATCAAAAGAGAATCAACGAATGCAAGGCATTTGAATTGTTATCCAGCAAGGATAGATGCATTATGTGTGATTTGTATTTCTTTAGAATGTCACAATACGAAGTGGCAGACAAATATGGATTCAGTCGTAGTGGATTAAAGAAACATGTTCATGCGATGATAAAAAGCATATTATGATGGAGCAATTATTAAAAGCAATCTTAGCGATTGCATGTGCCTTTGTTGGGTTGTACCTGATTCTGATTTTAACAAACCCTTTACGAATGCATGATTCAAACAAAGGAATGTACAGACCTCAATCAGTGAAAACGATTTTATTTGATAGAAATGAGGTTCTATTTGTATATGTATATAGTTTAAGAAATGAGAAACTATTAGCATACGGATGCATGGGGTGGGAAGACCAAAGCAGTAAGGATTATGAATTTTCTATCTATGCTTATCCAGGACTAGAAAAGCTCTCGTTTGATGAAGCTGTGGCTAAAAGCAGAAATAACGAGAATGTTGAAATATACATGAATGTAGATAAAAATATTAAAATTGTAATCATTCCTGAACCAAAAAATTAAAAGAGTAGCCATTGGCCACCATTTTAATGTGGTATATTAGTAGCGTAAAAAATTCGACAAAGCCAAGCGTTGAATATTTTACACATGAAAGCACGCACATGTGCTTTTTTTATATATTAAGATTTTGGTTTCGGAACAGGGGAATGCGGCATGTGAAAAGCTGTCGAATTGTCACAATTTGTTGATTATGAGGAACGACAAAAAGGACTATCGTAATAGCCAACATTTTGCATTTGCCTTTTAGTTGCTGAATTATTTTTTTACAATCATCTTATGATCACATTCAGGGCAGTGCATCATATAGTTTTCTTCAGGTTCATTTGGAAATAATTCATCGATTAACCATCTAGGTACTTCTTCTTCGTAACCGCATTTTGTACATTTCAT